TATGCTTACTTATATACAACAGCTTAAGTCTTCTCATAGACCTGAGAAGAAAGAGTTTTATGATAAGCCTCATGAGAGAGGTGGTACTAGAAGAGCTACCAGGCCCTGGGATAATGTATGGTTTAGTAATAAACCACATATTATAGTACTTACAGTAGAAGAGGCTATTAAACAACACCCGCAGTATATGCTCTGGTGCTATGCTAACTTACAAATCAACTGGTCTGTCTATACTGTTAGACTATTTGATAAGATTAAACCCGCGGGATTTAAGTTTAATTACTAATAGATAACTCATTTAAGAATATCATCCACCACCACCCAGGGAATACTTGGGTGGAATAATGGGGATAGTCCAGGAGAATAGCGCTTAATAGCCTGGGCAAATATTGGTGCGGTGTACCCTGCCAGATCTTATGCATAAGATTAAATGGGTGCTATCCAGTAAGCTACTGGCGGTGGGTCACCATACTAGACAAGTGACATAACACTCAGAGAACGTATGCTCTGATATTTGTAGGTATAGAATAACCTTCAGCTTCAACCAGCTAAACGGTGGGAGAGGGTAATCAAGCCTCTCATTTTTAATGCACCATAACTCACTTCCCAAGGGTGAGCAGTTGTAGTATAAAGTGGATGAAAATCTACAGTCTGGTTTTAGAGCTATGTTAAAGTGCTTGCGTAACTGCGGGAATTTTATTAACTCTTTGTAGAAAAACAGCATATTACAACTGAGTGCAGAGGGACACTTTTAAAAACCAAACATTATGAAAAAAGGAGACTTAGTAAAAACAAAAGGAGATTCTCATGTCTACCAAATAGTAGATATTGAAGGACTTATAGCAACTGTAAAAGATGGTCATGAAAAACTATATACAGTTGAGCTGAATCTATTAACAAAATATTCCTAATGCATTCAGTTATAGTAATAGAGAAACGTAAACCACATACTACCATAGGCGGTGTAGTCACCATAAATAGGTTTCTATGGATAGTCGAAAGTGTGGAACTATAACTGAGTGCAGAGGGGTAAGAAGTGGAGGGGTAATTCCCTCCGCTTTTTTAATTTAAACATCTAATCTAAAATAAGATATGAAAACAATTCTCTATTTAACAATCCTAATTGCTGCTTGCTCTTGTGCTAGCAGTAAAAAAAGTAGAAAGCCTCAAGGAAAACTTGTGGGAGTAGGAATCATAACCCATTAATCAACTCTAAAACCAACTCAAATATGAAAAAGACATCTAACAATCTTAGAATCTTTGCTGCTATTGTTATAGTGGCAGTATTAGGAACCATTCTTGTAGAATGTGCTAATCTTATCTTTGGAATATATAATGTATTTATGTTTAGTGTAATTGTAGTAGCTGTTGTGGGTATAGTTGTTGTACCGGTATTACAATATTTAAATTATAAAAAACAATAAAATAGGTAATCCCGATAAACACAGGATATAGTACCGGGGCCTGTACCTATTTTATTTCATGGTATTTGTGCCTTTAGCTCAGCTGGTTAGAGCAAAACACTCATAATGTTTGGGTCATAGGTTCGAGTCCTGTAAGGCACACCAAATTAATTTATTAACCTATTCAAAAACAAAGCTTATGAGCACGTTTAAGAAATGCAAAGTAGTTATGCTTCCTACTAATCAAAAAGCAGAAATAGGTACTAAAAATTGGTACTTTAAAGGAACACAGGCATTAATTATTAATGAGTTTGTGTCTAATCTCTACATCCTATCAGATGATGAGATTAAAGAAGGTGATTGGATGTATAACGAAGAAAGAGAACCATCTGTTTTACAATGTATTGGTAAAGGTAGTTTAAGGGGTTGGAAAAAAATCATTGCTACTACTGATAAGTCTTTATGTGATGGAAAGTGTGCTAAGAATGAATGTGTTTGTGTATTTCCTCAGCCTTCAGAAGGATTCATTGAAAAGTATGTAGAAGAGTATAATAAAGGTAATGTTGTTACTGAAGTAATGGTGGAATATAATCATGGAACTGGAGTATTCAAGAATTTTTGTGATATACTTAAAGTAAATCCAAAAGATAACACTATTACTATTCGAGCTGTTAAAGATAGTTGGAGTAGAGAAGAAGTGATCGCTTTATGTAAAAAATGTTATGATCAAATAGATATGGATGAATCAGAATATGATCTTAATACATGGATTGAAGAAAATCTTTAAAAGTACTTTCCAATATGAGTGTTGACTTTAATAAGTAAAACTTATTAGCTTTGACTGAATCTTTCTTAGGAATCTTATATTGTGAAAATTAATCCAGGTTTCATAGCGGTTAACTGGATTAATGAAGGGCAATGCTGGGAGGTAATACTCTCAGCATCCCTTTTATCTTTAAACTATTAATATTATGAATCAAGATAGAAGACTAAAGGTTAAGCAGCAGGATAAAGAGTATAAATGGAACCCAAATCCCTATTACCGCACTAAAAAACAACTCAGGGAACTGCTGATGGCATATTCTATTGAACAGTATTCTAATATGCTGGATACGGGGATAATACAATATGCTGCACAAGTATCTGATGTCATACTCTACTTAAGAGAAAAGAATATCATTGATAATCATGAAGTAAACACTCTTATAAAGATGGATAAATCAGAACTTATTGATGATAAGGTAATGGCTTTTGCTATAGTTAAAGCCCACTATACTAAGTATAAGAACAGATTTAAGTAATTAGGGTATGAGATACCTATAGGATGTTAGCTCTCCTTCATCAACAATTTAGGTACGGATAAATACGACGACCAGAATCTGGCGATTTATCAAATCCTAAGTTGGTAAAACTAATAGTTATGTGGACCAGAGTTTATCTCGAACTAACTTTAAATAAGGATCCATATGGGTGCACTTGCTAACTGGGCAAGCCATATTATACAGCAGCTGGGGTTAGGGTAAGACCTTATAGGTGCTTTAGCTAATGAAAGAACCTTAGAATATCTAGTCACTGTAATCTCAGGTGGCGCATATGATCCTGTAGCTCAATTGGAAGAGCAATTTCCTTCTAAGAAATAGGTTGCTTGGGTTCGAGTCCCGCCAGGATCACTAATATTTAATAACATGCCTAGAAAGAAAAAAATCCTTTACACTAAGACTGCACTAAGAATGTGTGGTATTGCAATAAGTGATAAGGCAGTAGACCTTATTATTAGAGTAGTAAGACTTGTAGAATATGAGCAAGGTAAGACAGACCTTCATGGTCTAGCTAGAGTAATTGTTAAAAACAATGAGAAATATCCAGAAGAAGAAACACAAGAATTAGAAACAAAACCAAAAAACCAAGAACAATGAAACAAACTTTTTATGCAATCCTGTTTATTGCAGCGCTCTTTGTGATTGCTGCATCAGTGACTTCATGTAGAAGCACAAATCATTTTGATAGAATGAATAAACATAATCACCGGTGCTTAGTAAAGCATGGTGTAAAACATGTAAAAAGTAAAGCTATTAACAACTGCCCTGTGTGGGTATCTAAAAACAAATAAGCTATGGAATACTCTATTAGTGAAATGAAAGACTTACTTATCTTAACTCTTCAAACCTATGAAGAAGATCTAAAGAAAGAACCTCTTACTAAAGAGGAAATTGCAGCAGTTAATGATTGGGTGTCTAATAAAGCAGATACTATTATTGAGCATCACAATGACTATCTAATGCATTTGAGTCAAGAAGCAGATAGTCATGATTGGGAGCATGGAGACATAGGAGGTTACTAATGAGTGATGATAATGAATATTTATCTTTTTCTTTCAATATGAAGAAAGATGATCTTATTACAGCTTTAGAGGGTGCCTTATCTAGGCATCCTCACTGTAGTATAATGGCTAGAGTCATTGTAAATAATCTTATTAATACAACTGTAGGAATAGATCAACTAACAAAAGCTTTCTTAGGTATAGAAAATAAGACTGACTTTTGTGTAGGAGATAAGGTATGGGTACCTTTCAGACATCTTCCAAACTGGAGATGTAATGTAGAAGAAATGAAAAAACATGGCCTAATCTTCCAAGAAAAGGTAGAGTGTGAAATAAAAAACATAGATCTTTATAGTGGAAGCCCTTTAAAGGTATCATTTATCTCAATTAATAATGACTTAAGTAGAGTTGCTGAGACTTATTCTATTGAGTTGCATCACGCTGAACGTAGTGATTCAGGTAATATAGATCTATTAGATGATGAAGACACTTCCAAACCAGAGCTCCCATTTTAATTTAAACAATGAATACAGTAGAAAACAAGAACAAGAAGAGGTATGTGTATCTAGATAAGTATCTAGAGCATAAGAAAGCTCTAGAAGATAGAATGGATATCTTAGGTAAAGTATTATTCTGGCTAGGGCTTACAGTAGTATGTAGCTTTCTAATTAGTCTAGTAAATATGTTTTACCAGTATCGGTAGTTTTACTATCATCAGCTTCTATATTGCATAATTCAAACTAATTTATCTATATTTGTATATGTTTGTTTGTCAATATGTTATATCAGCTTCCAAATGGCAAGGTAATAAACTTGTCAATAGATCAATACTTAGGTCTCACTGACGAAGATATACAGTATCTAATCAGTATAGATTGTGGGAGTATTATACACTCTCCATGGGTAGACTCATCTATAAGCGCTGGTAATAAAAAACATATTGATGAAGACAATGAAGATGATAAGTCAATAGACTTTCAATTTGAATCTGATGAATTGCACATACCAAATGAGCAACCTATGTCAGATCAGGAGATAATAGATAACCTAGAAGCTCCAGACCCCAATTTTTCAGAATAATCTACCTGATTCTAGAGCAGGTATTTTAGATAAGTGATAAGACAGCAAAGAGCCAGCTGTCTTTTTTGCTTTATATAACTATGGCTCATTAAAATCAATTCAAAAACCAATTTCAATTATGAATTCTAAAGTTAAAGTAACAGCAAATGAACAAGGTCTTGTAGTAGTGCCTTCAACTAACAATCCTGATTATGGTCACATTCGTGTAACCCAAGATGTAACAACTATTGATGAAAACACAGGTTTTGTACGCAGAAAAAGTATTTCTGCTTTGATGCCAGGTAAAGTAGAGGACCTACAAGCATTTGGCTGGAAGAATAATCAGGAAGTATCTGGTAAGATTGTGATTAAAGAATCACTTGAGCCATTTAATCCTAATGATCCAGAGCGTGATTTCAAATATGCAGGAGACACAGGTGTTATCTGCATGTTGAATGGTAATCCTATTTACCGCAAAAATTTCTACACTCTTAATGAGAATGCTGAAGATGTAAAGGTTCAGCATGATAATACTGCAGAGATTATTGCTGCACGTAAAAGCTCTTTGAAAGAAGTTGCAGGAACTGGATTTGATATTTAATATCTATATGTAAATCATAATAGAGGGGGAAGGTTAATAGCCTTCCCCTTTCTATTTAAAAACTCAAATCAGATGAAAAATGTAAAGCAAGTGTATGAGAAAGATCCATACAACTCAAGACAAAATTTTCTTTATAAGCGTGCCCTAATTGGTGTGGGGGTTTATAATTCTGCAGAGATCGCAGATATGAGTAATGATAAACTCAAGAGAATTAACAAGATTCACCGCAAGACTCAGACTGTTCTGAATTTGTGGAAACAGGAGATCCTTATTAGCAATACTAACCGAATGATTAATAATCTATTTGGTGAGTGTAAATATGGATTACTGAAAGAAATTACCAGTACTACAAATGTTGACAAAGAATTTATTTGTACCTTGTCTTTCAAAGATTTAGGTATCAGTAAGCACGATGTCATTAATAGACTTATTGTAGAGAAAATCCTTCCTAAGAATTTTCATGAATTAAAACCAACTGAACATGCAAGTAGAATTCCTTGTTAATGGAGGTGTGTCTCTATTGTTCTCACCTGAGAATGAAATGGAAGAAGCATTGCTTAAGCAAATGATGAAGCAAGATAATGAGCTTACTGAGATTAGATCAAGTGTTGTAGTTCTTAATAAAACATTTAGAGCTGGAGTACTTATCAGTAGTAAACTTAGAAAACCTGAATTAGATGCAGAGCAAAGCCAAACCATGTAGTCAATAATTTTTTATATTTGGAAGTTTTTGTATATTTGTATAAAATATACAAATTCTTCCAGATGTTATTATATTATCTCTATACTCATACAAGATTAGATACTAATCAAGTTTTTTATGTAGGTATAGGCAGGACTCCTAATAAAAATCAGTTTATTAGAGCTTATGAAAAAGCAACAAGATCTGAAGAGTGGTTACAAATAATAAATGATTGTAAATACAATTATAAAGTAGATATAGTAAAAACTTTTATTACACATGAAGAATGTTGTTTAGAAGAAATAAAACTTATCGAAAAACTTGGAAGATCTTGTAAAGGTAAAGGTTGTTTAGTAAATAAAGCACCTGGTGGGCATAAATGGAAAGATTGTATTAAAGTTTATCAGTACGATTTTGATGGTAATTATATTGCTGAATGGATATCACCTAAGATTGCTGAATCAATCTTAAAAATAAGATATTCTACGATTTATGCTAGCTGTAAAAATCTAACTAGTGCTGGTAAATATCAATTTAGAACTTTTAAAGTAAATAAAATTCAAGCTTATAAACACAAACAAAAAAAAGTAGTATATAAATATACTAAGCTTGGAAAATATATTTGTTCATTTGAATCTATAGCTGACGCTGCTAAAAGTATTAAGATATCACCTACAAGATTAGGTGAATGTATAAAAAAGAATAAGTCTGCAAAAAATTTTTTATGGTCTTTTTCAAATAAATCCTGTACAGTAAAAAGAATCATATATCAGTATGATTCTAAAGGAAACATTATTGGTTTATATACATCTTTACCAGAAGCAGCTAAAGGAATAGGAGTAACCAGTATTAATTCAATTGATAATGCTATAAAAGGAATAAAGCAAAAACAGGCATATGGTTATACATGGGGAAGCGCATATAATGTAGAAGTAATTAATTATGATCAGGAAGAAAAAAATATGTGATAACTGTAAAAAGCTATCTATAATATGGAAAAGAGGATCTGGGGGAGAGAAGTTTTGTAAAAATTGCTGGAGTTGCCGTTCTGGTAATAAAGGTATTAAACCAACTACAAAGCGTATCTCCCCTCGCTCTCCCAAAAGAGTTAAGTTAGATGGAGAATACAGTAAACTAAGAGTAGCTTTTCTATATAGCAACTCTATATGTCAAGCTAATCTACCTGGTTGTGGAGTACATGCCACAGATGTTCATCACTCCAAGGGTAGGGGTAAGTATTATCTAGATGTGAATACTTGGAAAGCTTTATGCAGATCATGTCATTCGTGGCTAGAACTACATCCTATTGAAGCTAAAGCTTTAGGATTCTCAAACAACAGACTAGTAAATAACGAAGAAGGAGATTAACCAGGTGTATGGCGAGATGGAGACTTTAGGTACATTTCTCTTGGGAGTAATTGTTTTGCTTACCTAAATGTTTTCCCGGTACACTTGGTTATAACTTAATTTAAACTATGAATTCAATAGAAAAATACAATGAGATCATATATGAATATGGTTCATGGGAAAATTATATAGAAAAAACCAAGATGGGAAAAATGAAAGAGCTCTATATGGAGCAACAACAAAATCAAATTGAAAACTTACCGGCTATGAACTTCATGCTTGAAGAAATTAAATCAGAGAACAAAGAACTCAATAACCTTATACAAGGTGTTGCTATTAATTATAGCAAAGTTATTGATGAGAACTCTACCTATACTACTGATGAATTCTTTAGTGATCTAGAATACATTCTTGAAAGATTTCAAAACCAAATAGCATGAGCAACGAACGAAACGCGGAAGATTTCGCACTGAAGCACTTTCTTACAATTGATGGAAACAGGGCGTCCGACTGGTATCGAATGAAAGAAAATCAGCCTGAAAATTTCAATGCCATTATTAACTCAATGGAAGAATACGCAACCCTTCGCATTGCCCAACTCGAAGCGGAGAAAGCGGAGATTTTGGAAATGCTGGAGAAATATGCTACAACATTTGGTTACACTGGCAGTTGCGTTGATCGCACCTTAGCTAGAGAACTTTACGAAAGCTCAATCACCCTCATCCAAAAACACGCAAAGAAATAATAACATGGAAAAGAAATTTGAAATATTACCCCCATTAATGCCAAACTTTGCAAGATTCAAAAAAGAGTCGGGATTAAGGCAAGATGGTTTCAAGTCGGAAGACGGATTCCCGATTGAAGACTTTACCGCTGATGAAGCCTATGAGTATGCTGAATTAATGAAGCAAACTTTTATCAAGCATTGGGAGAATAAACAAAAACACGCAAAGAAATGAGTAAAGACAAGATTCAGGATGAAGCTCTAGCTGAATTGTATAAACATAAGAGAGCGGGTGTAGGTGTATCAGTTGGAGTTGGTAAAACTTTAATTGGTCTTAAGCATATGGAGCATGAATATACAGATGTATTCAAAGCTCTTGTTGTTGCACCCAAGCTTTCTATTTTCCAATCATGGAAAGATGATGCTACTAAATTCAGTAAAGAATATCTACTGGATCATATTGACTTTACTACTTATCTATCATTAGATAAACAAAGTTTGGATTATGATGTAGTCTATCTAGATGAGTGTCATAATTTATTGTTTTCACATGACTCCTGGTTATCTAATTACAAGGGTAAAGTTGTAGGTCTTACTGGCACTGCTCCTAAATATAAAGTTTCGGAGAAAGGTAAGATGGTTAATAAGCATTGTCCAATTGTATATAGTTACATCACAGATGATGCAGTAGGGGATAAGATCCTCAATGATTACAGAATCATAGTGCACACTCTTTCTTTAGATACAAGAAAGAACATGCTGGTACAGACTAAGAATAAGTCTTGGTATGCATCAGAGTTAGACAACTATAGATACTGGACTAATAGAGTACAAAGCGCGAGCTCCGGTAAAGAGAGGCAGATAACTAGTGTAATGAGAATGAAAGCTATTATGACTTACAAGAGTAAGGAAGAACTAGCCAAAGAAATTATCTCATATACTAATGAAAAGCTTTTAATCTTTGCCAATACTCAAGAGCAAGCTAACATGTTATGCTCTGATAGCTATCACAGTAATAATCCAGATTCTGAACAGAACCTTCTGTGGTTTAAAGATGGAACTATTACTAAGTTATCATGTGTATTACAATTAAATGAAGGGGTAAATATACCCAACCTAAAATGTGGTCTTATTCTTCATAGCTATGGCAATGAGCGCAAAAGTGCCCAACGTATAGGCCGCCTGCTTAGACTTAACCCTGATGATACAGCTACTATACATATCCTATGTTATAAGGATACAGTAGATCAGAAGTGGGTACAAGAAGCATTAGAAGACCTGGATCAAAGTAAAATAACCTGGATTTAAAAACCTTAGAGACATGAAAGCAAATCAATATGCTATAGAAAAAGTAAACATTTCTAAACTTCTTACATTTCCATTCAATAGAAATCTTACAGAAAAACAAGTAAGATCTTTAATGAATGCTATTACAGTTTCTGGAATACTTAGAATTCCTGTATTTGTAAAAACAAAATCTATTACAGGCAGACTTGAATATTATATTCTTGATGGTCAACATCTTATTGAAGCATGTAAAAGACTTGATATTGATTCAATTAAAGGTATTGTAATTGATTGTGAATCTCTTTCAGAAATTGTAAATATGATGGCTATGCTTAACAATGTTAATCAGAGATGGACTTTGAAGGATGCAGTATTTACAAAAGACAAAGGAAAAGTATTTAGTTGCTTTGCTTGTGGTGGTGGTTCAACTATGGGATATAAATTGGCTGGATTTGATGTATTAGGATGCAATGAGATTGACCCAAAAATGATTGAAGCATATAAAGCTAATCATAACCCGAAATACGCTTATTTAGAGCCAATACAGACTTTTAAATTAAGAACTGATTTACCTGATGACCTTTACAATTTGGATATTTTGGATGGTTCACCACCTTGCAGTAGCTTTTCAATGGCTGGAAATAGAGAAAAGGACTGGGGAGAAGAAAAGCAATTTAGAGAAGGACAAGCAATGCAAGTTTTAGATACTTTGTTTTTTGACTTTATTGATTTGGCAAAGGAACTACAACCGAAAGTAGTAATAGCTGAAAACGTAAAAGGATTGCTAATTGGCGAAGCAAAGCAATATGTAATACAGATTTATAGGGAGTTTGCAAAAGCTGGGTATAATGTACAGCATTGGCTTGTAGATGCTTCGGATGTAGGTGTTCCACAAAGGAGAGAAAGAGTGTTTTTTATAGCACTAAGGAATGATTTATGTGATAAGTTTATGCACCAAAAGGATTTATTTACACAAGCACCTGAATTAAATTTAGATTTTAAAGAACCTAAAATAACATTTGGAGAATTTTATCAAAAAGAAATTGACGATAGACCCGCTTCAAAAGGTAAAATGTTTGAATACTGGAATAACAGGAAACAAGGCGATGAAAGTTTTTGTGATACAATAAAAAGAACAGAAGGAGTAGAAAGGTGTTTTACAAACAAATATCTTTATCAGGATATTGTGCCAATGACTTACACAAGCAATTCAGATGTGATGTATTTATTTGATGAATACAGAAAGCCAAATAAATTTGAAAGCTGTTGCATTGGTTCTTATCCTTTAGATTATAATTTTTATAAAGTGCAATATAATTACTTAATTGGAATGAGTGTTCCACCTGTAATGACTGCCCAAATAGCAAAACAAGTATATGAACAATGGTTATCAAAAATCTAATGGCTGCGGAGCAGACAAAGAGGGAAGAAAAATTTTTAATACTTTTTTCTATACCGAACTTCAATCGAAGCACGTCCGCCCGCTTGCTACTAACGTTTGGTGTATGAGAAGGTTTGCTTAGATGAACTTTCAAATTACACTAAACTTTATAGCAAACTTTCTTATACACCTTGTTATAAGTAGTTGCGGTTTATTAAGATGAATATTAATTTAAAACGAAATAAGAAATGGAAAAATTAGAGTATATCCCAATAAACATTTGGGATGATTTTTATGATGATGGTTATGTACCAGAAGGTGAAAAATTGGAAACATACATTTATGTTGAAGATAGTGATATACCACAAGAAAAGAGAAAAGAATGCTTAGAAATTTTACTTGATTATATTAACAAAAATCTAAACACTAACGGAATTAAACTTTGGATGGAACTTTATGAATCCAGAAAGAAATATCCAAATTTAATTGGTACTGAACATGAACGTATGTTTTTCGATAGGTGGGAAATTAAATTAGAAGGACTTACACATAAAAGATTATACGAATGGATGAAAGTATTAGAAAATGTGGATATTAAAGTTGATGATATTCCATTTCATATTTATTCAGAATCTTAATTTGGAACGGTAATGTAGCAATTACTTATAACTAGCAGACTTGCGCACCTTTTACACGCAAAGCCAACAACAACTATATCCTACAAGATATAGCAATCCCGTAATCAACTAAATTATATCTTAAAGCATATAACAAATGAGCGAAGAAAGAAAGCTATTGCGTAAGATGGCGAAGATCGGAGAACGAAATAAGCACATCGAAAACCTATTCGAGAAGATCGAAGTAATTCACGCTGACATTCTTCACCTTGCTCGACTCAATAGCATTGACTTAGGTAGGATAGATGACCTTGAAAAGAAACTAAATGACAAAAACAAATGGAAGTAGTACTTGACAAAGAAGACTTTATTAACATGATCTGTGGCACAAGCCCGAGTGTTAATATGCAACAGTACTTAGATCATTTTGCTAAGTATGATGAAGTAAAGGGTTGGGAGTTTGATAGATTGTATCTAAAGAAACTATCCCGGGCAACTCTTTATGACACTTATCTAACTATTAAAACCTGGAAAGACTAATGACAAAAGGTATAATACTAGCTACTGTATTAGAAGATCGTGATCTTTTTGAAGGCTTATTAGTAGCTGTATATGATCCTGTTAATGGATTTTATGTAGAAATATCTAAGCTATCACACATAGTTAAGGATCAATGGGTTACAGAGTCTAATACTCATGTCAAAAACGATTGGGAATTACATAGGATTGTTGTATCTGGTGACAAAGAAGTTGTACTTAGAAATAAAGATTGGGAAAAAGGTATTAGTCTTCTTGGTCAAGACTCTATGTATGACTTTATCCCAGCGCCTTTCAAACAAGGATCCTTTAGCATGGAGTGTCAAAGATGTCACAGTCATTTTGAAGGAAGCAAATCTCAAGGTATATGCTTAAGGTGTTGTGAAGATATGGGTACAGCTACTCTATATACAGACAATGAAAATAAACCTAAAAAGTTTAAACAAATTAAACAGAAATCTATACCTTTAAGTTCTGTTAAAGAACTATTATCTGATGCATTTGATGCAGGAAGATATGGAACACTTACCTTTGAAGAATTTATCTCAAGACAAGACTTATAATATGCCACAGACAGCAATTACAATTAATAACAAGAACATAGTTATCATCACACAACAGTTTGATGAAGAGTTATCTATTAATGCTTATAGTGCAGATCATAATTTTATGCCTCTTGGTGAACCTATAGTTAGTGCATTACCAATTAATGAAGAAGAGTATCATAAGACTCTTAGAAGCGATGCTCATGCTCATGGTCATTATGTAAAAGGGTATTCTACTAATCCTGAATGGAACCCTGATTACAATCCTGAAGATCAGGTTATTATTGAGAAGATAATTTCCGAAGAAGAATGATGCCTTTCAGAGTCATATGTTTAAATGATTCTGATAAACCCGAGTCTATTCCCCTTAGTTCTTGGGTTAAAAAAAACAATACCTATACTGTAGTACAGGTAGACAGACTCCATATGCAAGGTGGAAGTATTGGATATAAGCTTTATGAAATAAACTTAGATCCTTACTTCCCCTATCAATACTTTGGTGCATGGAGATTTGGAGTGCTTGCTGATGACTTTGAAGATCTATCTGAAGTTGAAGAACTTATAGATAAGATTGCAGAAGAAGCATTAAAAGAAGAAATTTCTGTAGTAGAACCAGCCTAATTAACTTATGCCAGACATTACTAAATGTGCAAAGGGGATAATTGTCCCCTGAAAGATCAGTGTTTTTGCTACACTGCAAAGGCTGATGAATATCAATCTTATTTTACAAAAGAACCATATACACTTGAGAAAAATGAGTTCAAATGTAATATGCTTTGGACAAAGAATAATCAAAGTGTATTAGATCAACTTAACTCAATTCTTAATGGAGAAGGAGACAAGTAATGAAACACAGTATTTATCATGGTCACCTAGTAAAGAAGGGTGATAAACTAGAGCATAGAGATGCAGGATCTTCTTCTAAGTATCATGAGTTTGTAAAGAACATAGAAGAGAATCAGATGGTAGAAGTATTCATGGAAGCTACTACTGATAATGGCACCGTGCCTCAACTAGCTAAGATTCATGCATGTATCAGAGAACTAGCCAAAGATACCGGCTATAGCTTTGAAGACATGAAGCTTGAGGTCAAGAGACAAGCAGGCTTATGTGTAAAGAAGAATCTTGGAGGAGAAATATTTATGGTATGTAAATCATTTGCTGATTGCTCCAAGGATGAACTAGCCCTAGCTATTGAAGCTATCATACAGATAGGTGATACTACTGGAGGTAATTATAGATAATATGAAAACTAAAAAAGAAATAGAAAAAATGGCTACCAATAAATATGGTACAAGCATATATTCTATTGATGAAGTAGAGGCTTATAAAGAAGGCTACACTCAATGCCAAGAAGATATGGCTGATACTTCAATACGGTTTGCTGAGTGGATTAGAATTAAAGATTTTCAAACCACATCTAAAAATAATTGGATTGGTTTAGATATGAGGTATTATACAACAGAAGAATTGTTTGAACAATTTAAAAACTCACTAAACAAACAAGAATAATATGAGTAAACTATTTAAAATAGGAGTATGGGTAGCTGTAGTAGCTATCATATTAAATGCAGTAGAAACAGCATACTTTGGGTTTAACATGCACCCAATCTGTAAAGAAGAAGAGCAATGGGATGTAGCTTGTAAGCTATTACTCAATGTTGGAATAAGCTTTAGCTTAATAGGACTATTTTTTACTAAAAAACAAGACAATGAAGAACCTATTTAAATACAACAAGGAAACAATCCAGTTTGAGAAAGTAAAGAAGAAGTCTTATGCTAAAGTTATTCTGGTTTTACTATCATCTCTCTGTATTCTATTTGTGATTGGTTGGTTATCCGGAACAAATAGTTACATAGTCAATAAGATTACTCACAACACTAAACAAACAGATACTTTATATATAGAAGCTCAACCTTTTAGTGAAGAAGCTTTAATAGATTTACTAAGAAGTATTAATATTAAGTATCCTTATATTGTACTGGCCCAGGCTAAGATTGAGTCAGGAAATTTTACTAGTAGAATATTTAAGCAGAATCATAACTTATTTGGGATGAAACAACCTAGAATAAGAACAACAACAGCATTAGGTACTAGACTAGGTCATGCTTATTACTCTAATTGGGAGAGCTCTGTATATGACTATGCTATGTTTCAGAATTATAGAATGCAGGGAGTAGAATCAGAATTAGAATATTATGCTAAATTAGCTGATGGATATGCTGAAGACTCTAGTTATGCAGTAATTATCAAAAAGACAGTAGATAGTCTAAAGCTTAAGAAGCACTTTCAAGAATGATGTTAGAATTTAGTAATCCTGTACCTGTAGTTGTAGAGGATAATAAAGAAGGTTATGCACTGTATGTCACAAACTCAGGTATTCTTGAGAATGACATATGGTGCGTAGCTTTATGTGAAGGGGGAATAGTAAGACATTATAGAAGTGATCAGATTAGGATCCACTTCAATGCAACATTTGGTATTCAGAAATCAACAGACACAAGATATCCAGGGGATATGTAACTAGTACCTGATAATAGAAGGTAATCAGGTTATTTATCTGAAACATCAGTGTTTTCATCTGGAATTTCTATTTCTTGCATTAACATTTTACCTTGTTCTTTAGCCTTAGATTCTATTTCAGATATAAGGATAAGAAGAGTTTGCACATCATACTCATAGTTAGTACTAACATTTTTAGCTGATATGTTTTTAATGCATGTTAGATACTCTTCTTTAGACTTCTGAGAAGCAAGATTAAAGAATAAGTCTTGTAGTCTAGAGTAGAAAGCTCCACTAACTTTAAAGTCCACTATAGATTCATAAGGTATAGTTTCAATTTCTCTTTTAGCCATAACTCAAAGATAACAAAATGACACAAACAGTAAACATAGAAGATGTAAAAAGCAAATTATATCTAAAACTTAAAGATTCTGGTTGGGGTGATAGACTTAAAACCTTTATTCATAGCTCAGATTTTGATAAGATTATAATTCAACTTCTTGGCCAGGTACAACAGGGTAAGAGGTTTACTCCACCGCTTAAACAAGTATTTAGTGCATTTGAAAAGTGTAAATACTCTGATCTTAAGGTAGTTATGATTGCTCAAGATCCTTATCCTTATCCTGCAATAGCAGATGGTATGGCATTTTCATGCAGTAATGATCATAAGATACAAGCTTCATTAAGGTATATAAATAAAGCTATTCAGCATACAGTATACAATGACTATCCTTTGGACTATAAATCAGATCTTACTCCATGGGCCGAGCAAGGTATATTACTGCTTAATAGCTCTCTTACTACAGAGATAAATAAAGTAGGTAAACATTATCATATCTGGGCCCCATTTGTAACATTCTTGATTGATATGCTCAATGCATATAACCCGGGACTTATTTATGTTTTTATGGGTAAACAAGCACAGGAATGGATGGATCAGGTATCTGATAACAATCATAAACTAATTTGTAGTCATCCTGCATCTGCAGCTTACAATAAAGAAGAAATGTGGAATTGCAATGATGTCTTTAATAAGACATCTAAACTAGTGAAAGACCACTATGGACAAGAAATTATTTGGTAATATAAATATACATCAAGGAACTATGACAAGAGGAAGTGCTTATGTACTCTATGAAAAAAATGGAGAATTATGGATTGGATTACATGATGAATTTAATGGAGGTATGTATCCAGGATGTCACTATGCTGACATGGTAGAAGAACTAATTAAATTAGAAACGTATGAAGACTTCAGTCTAACTATGTATAAGTTTAATAAAGAACATCACAACTATTCAGATTTTAAAACTTATCACATGTCTTTAAAAGAATATCTAGGTTATTCTATAGAAGATAACACAATAGACTTCAATAAAGGTATGTATGACCACTGGAGTAGTGACTACACCTTCTTTGTAAATATGACTAAAAAAAGGCTTACATTTAAAATTAAATCTAAAGTTCAAAAAAAACTAAAAGTACCTGAGATGTCTATAGTTACTTTTAATTTTGGTACTCTACAGGGAATTTATAATGCAGCAATGCCAGATAGATATCTAATGAATAATAATGTATAATAAACTACCTACAAATGCTGCAGCGCTTCCATACAAAGCCCATGTTGTAAGTCTTAGTTTATTTTGAGAATCATCTAGTGCTTCACCAAGATATTCTATGTTACCAGCTTGTTTTGTTACAACAGTATCATACATAGCAAGTTGTAATTCTTGTTTGGCTATAATATTATCTTGAGTAACTATAACACTGTCTTTGTATTGTCCAAGCTTTTCAGAAATCTTCAACATAGTATCACACTCATTACCAGAAATAAGCTTAATAGAAATTATTCTAAGCTCTTCCTGATTATAGGATATTGTGCTATCTTTGTTGGAGTCCTGCATTTGTGCGAATAATACTGTCGAGCTGAAGAATAGTGGCAGAAGGAACAAAAGCTTTTTGATCACGATATTTGATTTTAATTTTAGCAGGCAAAGAATTAAGACTATCTATAACTTTCTCATAAGTAGAAATTCTTCTCATCTGAGAAGTAATTTGTGAATCAAGCTTAGCAATGCTATCCTTGTATGTCTTCACGTCTACTATAGTAGTAGGTTTAGTAACAGGCGCCATAGTTAACTTAAGTATTAAGATTAATCCTATGAGAAAACTGATGAGTATAAAGTAGTCCTTAGTATTCATAATAGATGTTAAAAATAGTAAATATATCAATATGTCTCCAGAAGAAAAGAAAAGAAGAAATAAAATACTAGATTACGTAAGAAGCTTTAAATCAAGGCTTTCCAAAAAATATGGGGTTCATGCTATAGTAATTTACAACTTTGCACCCAAAATAAAAGGCCCACTAGAACTTCATGAACTTGAGGAGGTCTGTAACAAATTTGTAGATATAAATCTTTACCCGGAGGGTATTAAGAATAGAATACGAACTACCCATGTAGTAATCTATAGACAATTGTTTATGTATATAGCATGCAAAATGGGGTATTCAATTACACACATAGGTAGACACTTAAACTTTGATCATGCTACAGTTATTCATTCAAGAAAAAACATAAGTTCATTACTTGAAACAAATGATAAGAAAACAGTAATAGCCTTTAAAAAAGTAGACGATGGTATCAAAGAATATATCAGGGGTAAACAGCCTGTTTAATTTAGTATTGAAAGAAGGTTTAACTCCTAATCAGATTTATCTTTTAGATTGTATGAAGAATAACATTACTACAATTCATATTAATCTTCACCAGGAAATAAGAGCTTTAACCCATTTAGAATGGTTAATAGAAAAAGATGAAAAGTATATTTTAGCTCCTAAATCTTATACTATTTTAGAAAAGGTAGATAGCTACTTTAATGTTCAGAAGAAGAAAACATCTATGATTACAATGGGTGTTGACTTTAAAGACAATATAAAAAAGTATCAAGAGTTGTTTCCAAAAGGTAAGCTACCAAGTGGTAAACCAGCTAGATCAAATGATAAAATTTTAGAGCAAAATTTTCGTTGGTTTTTTGAAAATTATTCGTATACTTGGGATACAATTTTAAAGACTACAGCATATTATATAGATGAGTTTGAGAAAAAGAACTTTCTATATATGCGTACAGCTCAATACTTTATCTGCAAAACTGAATCAGACAAAACCAAATCCTCTGAATTAGCTGATTATTGCAGTATGATTGAATCCGGAGACTTTGATAACAGTAGTGATCATTTTAAAGATAATGTAGTATGACAAAAGAATCTAAGTTTAAACCTTGGAAAAGTCAAAAAGCGGGATTTACTGAATCATTACATTATCTAAAAGGTAGACAACAAGGTGCAATTAAAAGCTATAAAACTCCTTGGCCTAAATTTAATGATGCTGGTACTGATGGTTTAGAGTGGCATTCTACTATTGTTATTGGTGGAAGGCCAGGTGCTGGTAAAACATTGATTAAAGATCAGATAATAAGAGAAGGCTTTAAACTTAATCTTGGAGAAAACTTCAGAGTTCTTGAGTTTCAACTTGAAATGTTAGCTAGAACTTCAGCTATTCGTGAATATGCGAGTGTATTATCTAAGTCTTATAAGTATTTATGTAGTGCTGAGGGTAAGTTATCTGATGACGATTTAAAGATTTGTTATGAGCATGCAAAAGAAAGAGTAAAGTATCCTATTGATATTGTAGAGACCCCTATAACAGTCAATGAGTTTAAAGAAATCATCCATAATTATATGGAAGAGCACATGATTAATGGTGTATATACAAAAACCGTTATAACTCTTGATCACTCATTGCTTCTTAAGAAGGCTTCCTTTGAAAAGGATAAGAATGACATGTTAAACAACTTGGGAGAAGCTATTACAGCCCTAAAGCGTCAATACCCTATTATATTCATAATCTTAAGTCAGCTAAACAGAAATATTGATAATCCAGACAGAAATGAAGATGGTAAGTATGGTAATTACATACTTGAGTCTGATATATTTGGAGCAGATGCTTTGTTACAACACGCTGATATGCTTATTGGATTAAATAGGCCGGGTAAACAAAAGATTAAATACTATGGACCAGATAGATATGTAATTGAAGATGACAAAGTTCTTGTGTTACACTTTCTTAAATGTAGAAATGGTGATGTTAGAATGAGTTTCTTTAGAGCTGAGTTTCATAGAATGACTATTGTTGAGATGGAGACTCCTCCTCAACAAGAAAGAAGAGTAAAAATATAGTGATATGTTAGAAACAAAAGTAGAAAAACCAGAAGACCGCAGAACAAGGACTGCAGAGCTTAGGAAAGCTCATCAAGAATTCTTTGATGCTAATGGTATTAGCAGCGCTAAGTATATTGGAAAGTTGGCATATAGGCCTCCAGGAAAAGATGAATTGTTCGTAGGATTCTTTCCTAATGAATTAAGAGGAGGAGAAGATATTTATGTCGAGTTTACCGGTAAAAATCTTGAGATCGAAGATCCTGAAAGAAATCTCTATATGTGGAGATATAATTCTCATTGGGAAGAAGAGTATGAGAAAACAGATCCAGGCCCATCAGGTTCATTTAGATATCTTGTTCCTGTAGCAGAGCTTATTAAAGTTCAAAAAAATCTACCTAAAGTAGAAGAAAAAGGTAAGATAAAGACTACAGGAATTGATTTTGAATTAATGGATCCAGATACAGATGCTCCATTTGAAGCTCTTACTATAAGAGATTTAGCAGCCATCTTGTTGAAGAAACCAGTAAGTAATAAACAATGGTTAAACAAACTAATACAAGATAAATAATGGCACAGAGCGTTTTAGTAATTGCTGAATCAGGTAGTGGTAAATCCACAAGTATTGAGAATCTCAATCCAAAAGAAACCTTTATTATTAACATTGCTAACAAGCCTCTTCCTTTTAAAGGTTGGAAAAGCAAGTATGCTCTTGTAAGTAAAGAGAACTCTAATGGTAATCTTAGCAACACAGCAACTCCTCAAGGTATTATCAAGGCTTTAGATTATGTAAATACCTCTAGACTAGACATTAAGAATATTGTCATTGATGATTTTCAATACATGTCTTCATTTGAGTATTTTGACAGAGCCACAGAGAAAGGCTATGATAAATTTACTCAGATTGCATCAGGACTTGCTACAGTAGCAAAGAAGCCTAAAGATCTTAGAGATGATCTCACAATCTATTTCCTTACTCATGCTGAAGAATCAGTAGATATGGATGGTAAACGTAGAGTAAAAGCAAAGACTATTGGTAAATAATTTTGCCTGTACTCATCTAACTGACTGGAAACTCCTTAGAACTTTACACACTCCCTATAGCAGTAATGACTATAGTATAGTAAAAGAGGTAAAGATTGGACAATCAGCAGCCAAGTATCCAAAAATGGATAAAGGTTCAACGACTATCCCTGTGATGGGGAGTACTCTAAAGATTAAAACTTTAGGGGAAATGGTGAGATACTATTTTATTTATCCCAAAGTTTTTGTATATTATCGTATGAAAACAATAATATACACACTAAGGGATCCTATAACTGATGAAATCAGATATATAGGAAAAACCAAGAGAACATTAAACTATAGATTAACACAACATATCCAAGAGTGTTTAAAAAGAAAAATGATTACTTATAAAAATAATTGGATATGGTCTTTAATACAACAAGAAACTCTTCCTGTAATTGAAGAATTAGAAATAACAGAAATAGAAAATTGGCAGGAACTAGAAAAATTCTGGATTGCACAATTTAAAGTTTGGGGATTTAAATTAACTAATATGACCGATGGTGGAGATGGAAATCAAAACCAAATAATGAGTATTGAATCTAAAATTAAAAGATCAAATTCATTAAAAGGAAAACCTAGACCAAAAGAAGTTGCTGAAAAAATTTCTAAATCTCATAAAGGAAAAAAGCTTTCAGAAAGTACTAAAGAAAAGTTAAGAACAATAAATCTTGGTAAAAAATACTCTGAAGAATCAAAAGCTAAAAGACATAAGGCTGTTATTAAGTATTCTGTTGATAATCAACAGTTAGGAGAATACAAGTCTTTAATGGAGGCATCAATCGAAACAAATACAAGTAGAGGTTCAATACAAAATGCTTGTGTAGGTAGATGTAAAACAGCCGGTGGATTCAAATGGAGTTATAAAATAGTATAAGATATAGTCTAATCCTCTGGGAAACCAGAAGGTAGTAATGAAAATGGTCGACACTGCTCTTACTCTTGAAGGTTTATTTTCTATTGTTTTATTTGGTAAAGTCAAGAAAGATAAGGATGGTAATATCCGCTATGTATTTGAGACTCAGAACAATGGAGAGAATACTTGCAAATCTCCTAAAGGAATGTTTGAATCATTTGAAATTCCAAATGATTTAGAGTATGTTCGCAAAGCAATTATCGAGTACGAAAAATAAGTTTAAACAAAAAAATGTAAATTAAAATGAGTATTAGCACAAAAAACATCCCTACAGGAGGGACAGGGTCAACTCCTAAGAATCTATCACCAGGCAATACAGTTGCAAAAATTAATGACATTACACTAGAACCTTTTACTTTTAAGGAAGGTGCTTATCATGTAATCTTGCATCTAGAAGGTACTGATAGAGGACCAGAGTTTGAAGGTTTCTTTATCAATAAAGATAAGCCTGAACTAGGAAGATATAAAGGTCAGGTAGGTAGAGTAAAATCTGGTGAGTGGGCTTATGCAGATGGGGAAACTAAATCAGGTATTAAGATTAGCCGTGATACTGAAATCCTTAAGTTTATCTCTAACATTTGCAAAGAAATTGGCACAGACTGGCTTCAGAAAGCAGATGGTAGATATAATACTATTGAAGATTTCATTAGAGGATTCAATCAAGATAAACCATTTAAAGATACTTGGTTTAACTTCTGTCTTGGTGGTAAAGAGTATCAGAACAAAGAAGGTTATACAGCCTATGATATGTTCCTACCTAAGTATGCAAAAGGCGCTGCTCCATTTGAAATTTGTGATAAAGAAAACAGTAAGATCATGAAGTTCAATGAAGCAGAGCATATCAAGAAAAAGAAAGTAGAACCAGTTGCTGGATTTAATAGTCCCACTACTGCTGCTTCTGCAGACTTTGAATTGTAATATCATTTAATTTAAATAGAAGGGGAGAGTAATGTCTCCCCTTTTTTATTCTTATCTGTATGCTAAGAACTACAGCATTAATATCAGATTTAAAAGACATACCTAAGACCTGGGTATTTGAATACTATTTGAATTTATCTGAAAAATTATGTGGCCAGGATATAAAACTCAAGTCTGTCTTTAACCATAAGGATAGAACTCCTAGCATGTATGTCTATTATTCATCTACTAAAAATGATTATAGATATAAGGATTTCTCATCAGATAAACATGGAGATGGATTAAATCTTGTTCAGCTTATGTTTAACTTAAGCACAAGAGGTGAGGCTGCCCACAAAATTATTGAAGACTACAATCAGTATCTTCTGAATAATGGAGAGGTTGAGATTAAAGAATTCAAAAAGCGTTCTAAGTATAAGGTAACGGATTTTAAAACAAGGACTTGGAATAATCTGGATCAAAAGTATTGGTCTAAATATTACATAGGTAGCGATGTCTTAGAATTTTATAATGTGTATCCTCTGGAACAATACATAATGAATAAGGAAGAAGATGGTGAAATTAAAGAACTATCTATTTCCGGTTATCATATATATGGTTATTTCAGAAAAGATGGCACCCTTTATAAGATCTATCAGCCTAAGATAAAAGACAATAAGTTTATCAAAGTAAAAGATTATATCCAGGGTATAGATCAAATAACTATGGAGAAAGACTATCTGGTAATCTGCAGTTCTCTTAAAGATCTTATGACCTTTATGAAACTAGGATTCAAAAATGCAGAAGCAATTGCACCGGATAGTGAGAATACTCTTATACCAGAACATGTAACAGAAGCTTGTAAAAGAAAGTATAAAAACATTTGTACTCTTTTTGACAATGATGATGCAGGTATAAAAGCTATGAAGAAGTATGAGGAAAGATACCAAATACCTTATGTAAAACTAGAAATGGAGAAGGATATTTCTGACTCTGTAGAAAAGCACGGTATTACTAAAGTAAGGGAAATCCTCATGCCTTTATTATCTAATACACTAAATCCAAAATAAAATGTGGATATACAATCAAGTGGTGTTTACCCGTGATATGATTCCTGCTGGAGCAGTAGGCTTTGTATATGAAATGACAGCTATCATTAAAGGTAAATCCTATTCTTACATTGGGAAGAAAAGCTTCTTTTCTAGTAGAAAGAAAAAGCTTAGTAACAAAAATCTTTCTACAGATAAGCGTAAAAAGAAATACGAAATAGTAAATAAACTTAACTATGAAGATTACTATAGTAGTAATGTTACTCTTAAAGAGGCTCACAAAAGTGGAATAAAGATTTCAAGAAAAATTCTCAGGATCTGTTATACTAAAGGAGAACTTACTTATCAAGAAGTTAAGTATCAATTTATCCATGGTGTATTAGAGAATGATCTCTATCTAAATGCAAATATTCTGGGAAAATTCTATAAACAAAAATAAGTATGGAAAAAGAAAAAATTAATCTTATAGGTGCTATGATATATCTACAAGATAACGGTATTAAACAGATTGTTGTAAATTATAGCGGTGGTGGAGATAGTGGTGGTATAGATGAAGTATTGTTTCGTGATCATAATGGTGATGATGTAGAGTTTTATTGTAATAATTCAGTTAAAGAGTTTATTGAAGAACTTTCTCATAATAAACTTGAATATGTAGAAGACTGGTATAATAATGATGGTGGTTGGGGACAAATTCTAATAGAGGTACCTACTGCAGAATATACCATTAAAAACAATATAAATACTACTTCTTATGAAACCTTTGACCATGAAGGTCAATTTGAATCTGAAGAATAATGGGTAATAATAGACATATATGGGAAGGATGGACAGTACAAGATTTTATAAATGAACTTGAACTTACATTTCCTTATCAAAGATTTTCTACAAAAGAAGAAGTAAAAAATTGGTGTAAATCAGAACAACCCTACTACAAGAAACATATTCCTGAAGTAGCAAGTTACTTTATTAAGAAAGCAGGTTTGTAATGTCACATCCATGGGATCATGCTAGATCAAGTGTAAAAAAGTGGGGAGGTTCTGAAGAGGATTATATAGAACTACATGAGTGGTTTGATGAAACTAAAGCTTGGGTTGGTCATTCTAAACACAGAATGTTTAGACACCATAGTGAAGGTATATTTGAATGTGAAAAAATATTTGGAATATACATTATCAATTCACAAAACAAAAGAGTCTATACTAGATATATTGGTGAACAACATGTCAGGGAAGATTGCTTTAACTATATACCTACAGCTAAAGAATGGATAGATCACTTAAATGATTCACATCCACCGGATTGGATGATCAGAACTTTAAAAATTGAAGACTAATGAAAAAAGAAAAAATCACAAAAGAACAATACGAGTCATTAATTGCAATGCTTAATTCTAATACTGAACAAGATAAGGTATTGGGTTTAACTACTATAGAGAATCTAGACTTTAAAAGTAATTTGACAATGTTTCTTCTTCTAAAGAAGAAGGCCAATATATCATCAGACTTTTGGAAAAACCATGCAAGTAAAACAACAAACAAGTTTAAAAAGCTAGGTATTAATGTTGAAAAACATATTACCTACAAAGAAATCCTGAAAGGTATTGTCAAGAATAATCAGTCTGAAGAAGATATTCAGTTTTTTCTAGATGATTTTTCAAGTCACTTGTTTGAAACAATACAAAATTTAGGATTTGATTTCATTGAAGATACTCAAATCACAATCAAATTAAAGAAAAATGACAAATCAGGAATCACTAGCGAAAGCATCTAAGAACTTAATGTTTAAAGAGTCTTTCTATGGTCTTTTTCTAATCATGCTTAATAAGGTATGGGACAATAGAGTTCCTACCGCAGGAGTAAGTCTTAATGGAATCAACTATCAGTTGACCATCAGTGAGGAATTCTGGGGCAAGCTTAGTGAGAATCATCAACAAGGATTATTAAAGCACGAGCTTTTACATATAGGTTTCTTCCATTTGACTGGTTATAAACACCTTACAAATAAGGAGTTGGCTAACATAGCAATGGATTTGGAAATCAATCAGTATATAGATAAAAATATGCTACCAGAAGGTGGTATGACTTTAGATCTTTTTCCGGAGTTAAATCTTAAACCTAATGAGGGTACTAACTATTATTATGAAAAGCTTAATCAAGCTGCTAATAATCCTGGTACTTGTCCTAATCTAGATCAGATGATGGATGCTATGGGTCAGGGTCAAATGACTATAGAAATATCTAAAGACAAGAATGGAAATGTAAAGGTAGAAGTAAATCTACCTGATCATGGTACTTGGGAAGAGTTTGATAAACTTCCTGAAGCAACTAAGAAGTTGATTGAACAACAAACAGGTCACATTCTTAGAGAAGTAGCAGAGCAAGTACAAAAATCTAGAGGTACTGTACCTGGAGAATTTGCTGAGATTCTTAAGAAACTTGATGCAATAGAAGAAGCTAAATTTGATTGGCGTGGATTCCTACGCAGATTCATAGGAGGCTCTACTCAAGTCTTTGTAAAGAGAACAAGAAGAAAAGAGAATCAAAGATTTGAAGATTCTGCAGGACTCAAAGTAAAGCCAAAGCGTAGAATTCTAGTAGGTATAGATACCTCTGGATCAGTATCTACTAAAGAGCTTATGGAGTTTATGAATGAGCTACATCACATTCATAAAACAGGTACAGATATTATGGTTGTACAATGTGATACTGCTATTAGTCACATAGGTAAATTCAATATCAACGAAGATATGCACATACATGGTAGAGGAGGCACAAGCTTTGAACCAGTATGCGATTATTATAATGAGCATCATAAGAATTATAGCTGTCTAGTATATTTTACTGATGGTGAAGCTCCTGCTCCTGATAAATGCAGAGGTCCAGTATTATGGGCAATTTCCACTAATGGAACAATGAATGAAGATTTAAAAGGTGTAAAAATTCAACTTAACTAAAATGGCAAAGAATAATCAAATCAGTCTTAATGCAGATGAACTTAAGACATTCATGCATCATATTATTGCAAATAACAAAAGCCTTCAAGAGAAAGGAACAACTCCAGTAACTGTAAATGTTGAAGGCCCAGCGGGTGTTGGTAAGACTAGTTCTATCCTACAACTTGCTAAAGAGCTTGATATGGATATTGTAAGATTGAATTTGGCTGAGTTAGAAGATCTATCAGATCTGGTAGGTTTTCCAGTTAAAGAGTTTGAAGTAGTAAAAGAAACAACAGTTAAGTGGGTTCCAGAGAGCTTGCTTCCACAATATGTAGCTAGTCAATACAAACCTACCGGTAACAAGCGTATGGGTTATGCATCTCCAGAGTGGATCAATAACAAGAAAGAAGGTGGTATCTTGATTCTTGATGATTATACCAGAGCGGATAAACAATTTTAGCAAACTTGCTTGCTTTGCTAAAAAGTTATATCTTTGTAAAAAGATATGATATGAAACACATTTCCAAATTAAAAGAAGAAACAGGGTTAAAAATCTGTGGTATTTACTGCATACAGTTCAACGACTACAAGTATATAGGTAGTTCTAAATGTATAGGTAAAAGATTAAAGGGTCATCTAGTTGATTTATTATCAAATAAACATCATAATCAAACAATGCAAAGATTGTTTGATAAGTATGGAATAGATAATATGACATATGATGTAGTAGAAATATGTGATGAAAACTTTCTTTTAGAAAGAGAAAAATATCATATAGAGCTATTAAAAAGACCTTACAGAATTAACCACATATTAAATCCTGTTGAGATTAAGAGAAGTGAACTCTATAAAGAAAGATTAAGTATAGGCGCAAAGAATAGCTTTAAAAAGGGTAGGAAAATTTACAATCAAAAAGAGACTCATATGTATTCTCTTGAAGGTGTGTATATAAAATCTTTTGAGAATGCTACTAAGGCAGCAGAATATTTTGGAGATAAAAATAATTACTCTGTTATATGTTCTGCAGCAAGGGGTGATAACTATACAGCTTATAATTATAGATGGTCTTATTTTAAAGTTGACAAGCTTAATAAGCTTAACAAAAAATACAAATTAAGGCCAGTGTTACAAATAGATTTAAGTAACGTTCCTATAAAAGAGTGGGAATCTATCACTAAAGCACAAAAAACTCTTAATATCAAAAATATCACCAGAGCTATAAAAAATAATTTAACAGCTGGTGGATTTAAATGGAAATATAAATAGTGTCCGCATTAAATTCTGTGAACTCAGAGAAAGACTAGAAGTAGTTAACTCTGATCCAAGCTTCCTAGAAATAGGTTGAAGGAGCAACGACTAGATAAAGTAATCTTACCAGGTGGAGCTGAAGATAAAATATCCAAGAGCGCAGAACTATGATTTGATATTCCAATATCTTTAAATCATAGATGATATAGTCTGAACTATACCTATAACAAAAGAAAGTATAGAATCTGAGGATAAAGAACCTTAGAGATAACAAACATGAATTGGCTAGATTCATGCAAGCAACAATGACTTTGATTGAGACACAGACTTATTATTCATGGGCTCTTCCAAAGAACTGGCATATTGTATTGACTACTAATCCTGATGATGGAAACTATAATGTAACTAGTTTGGATGGTGCTCAGAAGACTCGCTTTATTACAGTAAACTTTAAGTTTGATGTAGAAGTATGGGCTCGTTGGGCAGAGAAACAAGGAGTAGATGGCCGTTGTATTAACTTCATGATGCTTCACCCAGAGCTTGTAAAGGATGATACAAATCCAAGAAGTATTATGACTTTCTTCAACTCTATTAGTTCTATTCCTAGTTTTGAAGACCAGCTTCCACTTATTCAGATGATTGGTGAAGGTTCTGTAGGTTCAGAGTTTGCAACTATGTTTAGTATGTTTATCAATAACAGACTTGATAAGTTGGTTACTCCAAAGGATCTATTGCTCCATGACAATGAAGCTTATATTATTGGAGAGTTGAGAAATTGTATTAAGGGAGCAGATGGTAATTATCGCGCAGATATTGCTACTATTCTTACTAGACGATTGATCAACTTTACTTTGAATTATGCAGAGAACAATTCTGTTACAAAGAAAATTACAGACAGATTGATCAGAATTTCTACAGATCAAGATACTTTCTCTAATGATTTGAAGTTCATTCTTGTAAGAGATATTCTTAATGGTAACAAACAAAAGTTCCAAGGCATAATGACTAATGCTGAGGTTCTTAAAATGGCTATGAAGTAGACAAAAATTTTATTATGAATGCTAAACAAAAACTGGTATCACCTCCTCAAGGGGGTGGTACCATTTTAGATAAGGAGTCTTATGATACTTTACTAGCAATGCTTAAGAGTAGAGATGAGGCTAATTATGTAATAGTTCAAACAATACTTACTCAATGTAATGTAGAAAAATCTATCTATTGGATCCGGGAACTAAGTAAAAATGTATATGTAAATAACATGGTAAATCTTAGAACTAAACTAGGTAGACAATTTAGAGATGACTCTAATTTATTTTGGTTATGTGGTTCTTCAAATGATTCTTTTGTAAAATGGTTAAAGAAAAAAGGCTGGCTTACTCCGTGGATATGGAACCAGCTTAGAGATAAGATTACTGAAACATATGAAAGGCATTGTAGAAATGAATACTTTAATGTAACACTTACTCTTAAGCCTGAGTATGAAGTATATAATATTGATCCTCAACAACTTAAAATAGTAGAAGATGGCGACCAAACTTCTTAAAATAAATAACATTACTAGGAATCATTCTGGTGAGATAACTGTTTTAGACTACGAATTAATTTATGAAGTAAAGATTGAAAGAAGTAGTTCTGACTATGTAAAAAATTCATATACACCAAAAGCAGGAGATAAGTTATTCTTTACAAAAGATTGCTCAGTCCCTAGATTCAAAGTAAAGACTCTATGTGATAAGTATGATATCTCTGTAACAAGAGCTAGAGATAAAGCTGATGCTATATTTATTAGTGACAACTTTATTGATTCTTACACAGAACACGTTTGGGGTTATTCCTGTAGCAAGGATGATTTCTTAAATCACATTAAGAAAACACCATTTTCTTACGATTTAAAAGTACTTGATATGCTAAAATTTATCAATGAAAATGGAATAGAGAAAATGGGGATGCGATATCATGATACTGATAAGTTTGATATAAATGGATTTGAACTAAATGTAGAGAGTATTTCTATAAAGCATTGTACTCAAGAAGGTTTTAATGTATTAAGAGATCTCTATGTAAGTAATAATACTTATATTCAAGATGATATTATCAAGCTTCTAAATCAAGATGTAATTATTGATATTGAAATGTACAAGCAGCTTGATATCATGTTTGAAAGTAGAAATAGTTCAGACATTAAACTTGCTATGGAAGCGATAGCTAATTCTAACTTTGAAAAATCTGCACCATATATTCTTTTACTACTTAAGAATAATGGAAGTAATATATGGAATTCTGGATTTAGAAATCACATAAACTTTAAATCACTTATAGAGTTCTTTGGTTTACATCGTAGAAGAGGTTATACAAACTTAAGTCTAGACAATATCATTGATGTTCTTAAAGAAAAGAATCTTCTAACTAAAGAGAACATAGACATATTCATGCCTCTAGCTTTTGAGGAAATTAAAGAAAACTCAAATTATGATCATTTTAAAATTTCTAAAATTAAGTTTGTAGAAGATCCTCTAAAAGAAGATTCCGAAGATGATGAAGAAGTTTTGAACATTGAGGATGAAGCACCAATATTTTAATATATTTGTATGGCGAACACACAACTTGATGCTAAAGGGTTAGAGGATAAGTTTTATTCTCGACCCTTTAGCTTTAGTTATTCAGGACTTAGTAAATTACTGTATAGTCCACGGTTGTTTTACAACCATTATATCCTGCAAGAGCGGGAAGAAAAACTAGATCAGCATCTTATAGAAGGTAAAGTAATTCATTGCTTACTATTAGATAATGACAGTTTTGATAAACAATTCATAGTTTCACCCAGCAACCTACCCAGCACCAATACAAAAAGTGTTATTGATAAACTCTTCTATGAAAAGAATGTAATTGAGGGAGATTTAGAAGAGCATGATCAAACAATCCTGGATATCCTCAAAGAGATCAACCTGCACCAAGCCTTAAAAACAGACCAACAGAGAATAGATAAGATAATTACTGATGATGTAAAATCTTATTGGAACTTTCTAAAAGAGAAAGGAAACAAAGATTTATTGGATCAAGAAACACTAGATCGCTGTAAACAATCAGTAGATATTCTTAAAAACAATCAACATGTAAATGAGTTGATGGGGTTAACCTTATCAGACTTTGAACTACAAGAGACATTCAACGAACAACTTATAGAGATAAAATTAAAAGACATGCCCTTTGGGCTCAAAGGTATTCTAGATAATATTAAGATTGATTATGCAAATAGAACTGTATATATCAATGATCTTAAGACATCCGGTAAAACTTTAAAAGAGTTCAGAGAAAGCATAGACTACTATAACTATGACTTGCAGGCGGCAATTTATAGTATCCTTGTTAGTTATAAGTTTTCAGAAATACTGAATAACACTTGGAGAATACAGTATAGCTTTGTAGTTATTGATAAGTATCAACAGGTTGGAATATATGAGGTATCACAAGATACTCTTATAAAGTGGACAGAAAGATTTAATGAGGTACTTAGTATAGCGCTAATGCATTATACTTCAAGAGATTTCAGTAAGCCTGCAGAGTTTATAGAACAAGGGAAGATTATTATCTAACTCTTGTAAATTTAATTTATGATAAAATCCTTGTATAGAGACTACTTCCAAAAAAGCAGGATATTCTTATATCCAGCTCTTGACATTAAAAGAGGAAGTAGTGTTACACCAATACAAACCTATGTTTCCTGGGAAGGACATTATAAACCTGAAGATGGTAAGTTTATATGCTTATATCATATCAGAGATGATGATGACTTTAAAAGGTTTGAAAAGCAAAAGCTTTTTGGAAACAAATTATTTTTTGACTTTAAATTAGTAGAAGACAATAAAGGAGTTTATATATTTGATTATCAACCATTTAAAAATGATTGGAATTACTTTATTAGTGGCAAGTACTCTAAGTTAAGTAACGATCATAAGAAAAAAATAAAGAACTTTTTTTCTCAGAATAATGCACATTACTCTTATATAGAAAGTTATTTGTACCCAGAGAGGTACTTTTCTATGTATGCAGATATGCTCAATGTGAAAATAAAAGATCTCAAAGATGTTGGAGAGCTATGTTCATTACCTGACTTTGAAAAAGAACACTTAACTATTTCTATTAAAGATTTGGAAATCAGTATGTAAATTCATTAATTTGCCATCTCTAAAACCAAAAATCAATGACACAATCAACAGTAGGCAAGAACATGCTTCTTGTGCACGGTACCTGGGGTACTAGTAAAACATTCAAAATGATTCCTGCATCTATGGATTGCCCATATGCAGAAGTACTATTTGATCCAGAAAGCAAACTGCTTGCAGTTATTTCTCGCTTTGGAAAAGAAGTACTTCACATGGTGCCAAGAATTGATGAGAATGGTGATCCAATGTACATGAAAGTAGGTAAGAGAGGAAATGGAAAAGAGGTAAAGGAACAACGTGTTACCATTAATTCCTTCTTTGAATACTACATCATGGATAAAAAAGACGTAGAAGAATTTGTAAAGATGTATGGTATCAATGCAGATACATTTGATTACAACACTTATATGCAAGGTACTGGATTATTGGGAGGTTCTCCTGAGATTATCATGCCTTAAGTTAATAACCCTGACAGAGAGGGAGGTGTAATAGCCTCCCTTTTTTGTCTAATGTAGATTTTATGGATAGAGTTGTATATGACCTTGAGACTCTAAGTAATTGTTTTATAGCTTGTTTTGAAGACTATAAGACAGAAGAGACAAAGGTGTTTGTAGTACATGATCTACGCAATGAATTCAAAGAATTTGTTGAGTATGTCAATTACATAAAACAAAGAAAAGGTTGGCTCATATCCTTTAATGGTTTAGGTTTTGACTCTCCAATACTAGAGTTTATATCGCAATATTACGATGAATGGAAAGAGAAAAGCGGATCTGAAATTGCTAATATAATCTACAAGTTTGGCCAAAAAACAATTAGTAACCAGGATGAATTACCGGAGTATCCTGAATGGAAGTTATCTACTAATAACATAGATGTATTCAAGCTTAATCACTGGGATAATCCAGCAAAGAGATCAAGTCTTAAATGGATACAGTATTCTATGGATTGGAAGACAATTCAAGATATGCCACTGAAGCACAATACAATTATTACTACAATAGATGAGATCAATATGATCATTGGCTATTGTTTTAATGATGTCAAGTCTACCAAACAGATCATGAACCTCAGTAAAGAGCAGATTAATCTTAGGAAAAGCTTGACTTCTGAATATGGTATTAACCTGTTCAGTGCTTCAGAACCAAGAATAAGTAAAGAACTATTTCTTTATTTCTTAAGTAAACAAACCGGAATACCTAAGTATGATCTGAAACAACTCAGAACCTTCAGAACAAACATTAAGGTTAAGGATATTATCCTTCCTTATATAAAGTTTAAGAGTGGTGATTTCCAGAGATTACTTAACCAGTTTGAAAAGCTTGAGATTAATCCAAATGAAACAAAGAATGCCTTTAAGTATAGTTTAAAATACAAAGGTGTTACTACTGATTTTGGATTAGGTGGTGTTCATGGTGCTAAAGAATCAGGTGTGTATGAAGCTACTGAAGATATGATAATCATGACTTCAGATGTTACAAGTTTCTATCCAAACCTAGCTATTAGAAATGGTTGGGCACCAGCTCATTTGCCTAAGAAAGAGTTTTGTAATCTGTATGAATGGTTCTTTGAAGAAAGAAAAAAGATACCTAAGAAGGATCCTAAGAACTATGTTTATAAGATTATCCTTAATAGTACCTATGGATTAAGTAATGACAAGAATAGCTTCTTGTATGATCCAGAGTTTACTATGAGAATCACTATAAACGGTCAGCTGTCATTGGTAATGTTGTATGAAATGCTTGCAGAAGAAATACCAGGATGTGTACCGCTGATGCAGAATACAGATGGTCTTGAGATGATGATACCTAAGCAATATAAGCAGAAGTATCTAGATATATGTGCAGAATGGGAAAAGACAACAAAGCTTGAGTTAGAGCATGATGAGTATAAGAAGATCATACTTGCAGATGTAAATAACTATATTGCCATTAACACTGCAGGTAAGGCAAAGTGCAAGGGTAGATTTGAATTTGATAATCTAGCGCTACATAAGAACAAGAGCTTCTTGATTATACCTAAAGCCATCTATAATTATTTTGTTAATGATATTCCACCAGAGAAATATCTGGCGGATAATAGAAACATATTTGATTATTGTGGCGGAGTAAAGATCAAAGGAGATTGGGAATTTGTGCAGACTTGTATTATTAATAGAGAAATAGTCTACCAGAAACTGCAGCAGACTCTTAGATATTATATCTCAGAGAAAGGTTGTAAGATTATTAAGCGTAATATACATGATAATAGAGAGATTCAATTAGAATCCGGTAAATGGATGCAAGAGCTATTCATTAACTATGAGGAGAAGGCTTGGAAAGATTATCATGTAGATGACAGATACTATCTAGAAGCAATTCAAAAAGAGATAGAGAATATAACTAAGCCTGTAAGGCAACTAAAATTATTTTAATTATGCCAAGAAGAACTGGAACAGCAACCAGAGCATTACTTGAATCAGTACCTCTCCCTCAACACGGGGGGAGATACACAGTAATCTCACACAAATTTATTATAGATACTGCAATGACAGAGCTTGCTAATGCAGGATTTGTAGTAGAGCACGAGCTTTACAGATGTTCTATTGATGGGAATGTAGCTACCGGAATATATCACATTAAACATGACCAAGATGAAGAATTGGGAATGGTGTTTACCTGGGCTAATAGCTATGATAAAACAATGCGCTTTAAATGTGCAGTAGGTGCTTATGTTAAATGCTCAGGTAACTTGATTCTCAAAAGAGAAATGGGAACATGGGATAGAAAACATACAGGATCTGCAGATACTGAAGCACATGAGAATATTAAGTTTCAGATATCTAATGCAGCAACAAGCTTTGCTAGAATCATTCAGGATAAAGTAAAGATGAAAACAGTCACTGTAGATAATCAGACAAAAGGTTCTTCTCTAGGTAGATTGTATTTTGAGAAAGAGCTTTTAAGCTCAGAACAACTTAATACAATTAAGACTCAGTTCAAGGTACCTAAGTATGATTATAACACAGATGTAGATAGTCTATGGAACTTCTATAATCACATTAGCTATTCTCTACAGAAGGCACATCCTAAGACATGGATGGATCAGCAAAGACTAATCAATTGGTTCTTGTGTGATCAGTTTAACCTAGATGCAATTCAAGTAGAGGCTACAGCTGCTCCAGTTGTAGAAGCTGTGCCTGTATACATGAATGCTAATGAGTTTATGGAGGTTACCGAGCCTAGTAAAGAGGAGGAGGAGAAAGTAGAGGAAGTAGAAAATAATGCTTCTCTACCTATAGAACAAGAGGAAGAAGAATACAATGTAGAGGAGAGAGCAGCTCAAATTCTAAAGATGGGTCATCAAATAACACTAGAGGAGATGATTGAGGATGTAGAGAAGGAGAAAGAAGCTTTAGGAGATGACCTAGTAATGCCTACTAACAATTACCAAGACTTTGATCTGTGAAAACTAGATTTGAAGAGCTAAGAGATAAGTACCAGTCTTATGAAAGGACTGGTACTTTCTTTGGTTGGCTAAAGCACATCTGGCTAGTAGGTCTCAGTTTACTATCATCATCAGCCAAAGACAGATACAAATAACTATCTTTACACAATGAAACACCAACTCGATTCTGTGGCAGAGTTCCACAAAGTATTTGACAATACAGATAAAGACACACCTAGTCTAATTGATCCTAAAGTATATGAGCTTAGATATAAGCTTATGTTAGAAGAGACAGATGAATACTACCAAGCATGCATGGATAATGATCTAGTAGGGATTGCAGATGCTTTAGGTGACCAGCTTTATATCTTATGTGGCACTATTCTTAAACATGGGATGCAGCACAAGATTGAGGAGGTATTTAAAGAGATCCAGGCTAGTAATATGTCTAAGCTAGGAAAAGATGGTAAACCTATCTATAGAGAAGATGGAAAAATTCTCAAAGGAGAACAATACTTTAAACCTAATATCACAACTATACTTTATGGAAAAGACTGCTAATTACAATGGTAAGACTGTTTATATAGTCCACATTGAAGAAAAGCAAAGATTTGCCCTTGTCTCAGATAATCCGGACAAGAGCAAAGCCTATAAAGTAGATGTAATTGATTTGACAGGGTTCAGTCTTCCAAAGACTGATTACCTACCTTGAGCCCTATAAGTCTTCTTATAGTTCTTAGTCC